ACTCGGAGCTGCGCACCGCGCGGAACTGGGTCTTGCGGATCGGCACCTGCTGACTCTTGTTGGCCGTGGTGCGGACCCGGCAGATGGCCCGGAAGTTGGAGAGCGAGGTGATGCCCTTGATGATCTCCGGCACCCAGTCCACCGGGGCCAGGTAGCCGCCCGTGGTGTCGTCGCCGATCGACAGCGCCTTGTATTCGCCGTCGACGGTGGCCAGCAGCGTCTTCTGCTCGTCGGTGACCGGCAGGTTCAGCAGCATCAGCGCGTTGGCGCGCAGCCAGTCGTTGGCCCGCGACTTGGTGGCGGCGCGGCGCTGGTCGCGGTCGGCGAGCAGGTTGTAGGCGCCGTGTTCGGCGCCCGGCCGGCTCAGCTTCACCATCAGGGCGTCGAGCTGGGTCTTCAGCTCATTGGCCTCTTCCTTGGCCTGGCGGGCCTCGCCGAGCGCGACGGTGTGCGCGGCCTTGATGTCCTCGTACTTGTCGAGCGCGCCGTTCAGGCGCTCGACCTTGTCGACGATCAGCGGGTCGACGGCGCCCTTCTTCTCGATCTCGGCGAGACGGTTGTCGTTCGCCGCCTTGAACTGCTCGAACGCCGTGCCGAGCTCGTTGATGTCTTCCTTGGTGGCCGCTTCCGGCATTGCGGTGCTCCGCGATCAGATGTGGATGGGGGTCAGGCCAGGGCGGCCCGCAAGCGCGCCGCGAGGGCGCGCACGTCGTCCGAGGTCGCCGCGTCGCGCGGCTCCTGATCCGGACCCTCTGCAGCATCGCGCAGCAGGTAGGCTTTGAAGGCCCGGGCGCCCTTGGCGGCGTCCGTGCGCGAGAACCCTTCGTCGCGAAGGGCGGCCTCCAGGCCGCGCATGTCGTCAAAGGCCTGGGCGAAGAGCGGCGAGAAGCTCTTCACGGCCGTGATCCTGGCCATCGGGTTGGCCCCGAAGGTTACCGGCGAGATCTCGTTGAGATGCACCTCGGTGAGCCGGCGCCGCGGATCGCCGGCCTTGGTCGGCCGGGTGAAGCGGCGGGGCATGTAGCCGATCGACTGGTCGGTCAGCTCGCCCGCCTTCATGGCGCCGTAGATTCGCTTGCCGTGCTCGGTGTCGAGGTTGATCAGCTGGCCGCGGGTGGCGAGGCCCTGGGTGTCGGGCGAGAGCGCCGTCCAGCTGCCGATCGGCAGCAGGTCGGTCGGCGTCGCCTGCATGCCGGGCGCGAGGCCGCCGTGGTTGAGCAGCATCTTCGGCATGCGGCCCGTGGCGCGGGCCTTGGCCAGGGTCGCGTCGAACGCGCCCGGCATCATCACGTCGCCGTAGCCGTCGAGGACGTTGAAGACGCTGCCGTAGCCGTCGAACTGGCCAGGCCTGGTCCCGTTCTCCTCGGCGAACTTGAACTCGAACGGCGCGATCTTGGTCTCGAAGCCGAGCGCCGAGAGCCGGGCCTCCGCGTCGCCGGCGGCGTCGATCTTGTCGAGCAGCTCGGCGGCGGCGGCCTCGACGGCGCCCGCGCCCTCGGCGGAGGCGCGCTGCTTCGCGGCGATGACCCCGGCGCGGTAGACCTTCCCGTCCTTGACGACGGGGTACTGCCAATAGGCCCGGGTCTTGTCGGCCGCGGCCGGATCGAGCCCGAGGTGCGCCTCGCCATAGGCGCCCCAGTTGTCGCCGCCCTGGCCGAGCAGCGCGTCGCCGTCCTCGGCCGAGAACGACCAGGGCGACGCGCGGTCGACCTTGCCGGCCGCGATCAGCGAGCGCGCATAGGCCAGCCCGGCCGGGTTCAGATCGGTCATCGATGGGTCCTTCAGGCGCGCCGGTGCGCCGACTCGAGCGCCGCCGCGGCTGGGCGCCTGGCGCAGAGCGCGCCGCCACTGGTGGCGATCGCCAGCGCCAGCCGGCTGGGCGTGGCGAAGAGGAAGCGGCGCAGGTCGCTCATCGGGCGCTCTTGAACTCGGCGTTGAAGAAATCTTCGGGCGTCTCGGCCGGGCGGACCGCCGCCAGCTCGACGTCGTGCGGCAGCAGCAGAATCGGGTGAGCGGACGGGATCGCGGCGCGGAGGGCGTCGCGCAGGCGAAGCGCCGCCTCTTGGGTGAGGCGGCCGTACAGCTGGGCGACGACGATCTCGCCGGGCGAAAGCCGCAGGCGCCGCACGTCGACATCGGTCTCGGCCACGGTCGCCTTCATGCGGTCTGTCTCCGGTCCCGGAAGGTGTGCCGCCAAGTCCAGCGGCCGCGCTGGATATCGACGGCGACGAGACGGGCGCGATGGATGATCGGGCGCACCGGCAGCCACCAGGTCCACGGGTGAAGCTCGAACAGCGTCCAGGAGGGCCCGCGGAGCAGCGTCAGCCGCCGGGTGAAGAAGACGTAGCCCTGACGGATGGGCGTCTTCGGAGCCCAGTAGAGGGTGACGGCGAAGAGCCGATGGCTCTCCCAATCACGGCCAGCGCACAGGGCGACGCTTGGGCGCCAAAACGAACGGCGTTCGCCGCAATCCCACCAGGTGCGCCAGCGGAAGCCGATGATCATGCGTGCCCCGCGGAATAGGCGACGGCGCGGCGCACGCTGGCGTCGACGCGCGAGCTGAACTCGGCGACGGCGCGGTCGTCGGTCGGCAGGCCGCCTTCCTGGTCGAGCCAGCTGCGGACCTCGCCGGCGACGCAGGCCTTGACCCGCTTGGCCAGCGCCTGCTGCTGCGCCTGGCCCTCCGGAGAGTCGGCCGCGGCGTCGGTCTGCGAGCCCATGTTGAGCGGCACCAACGGCTCATCGAGGCCGGCAAGCGGCTGCAAGCCTTCGAAGCGGCGGGCGTCGTTGCGGGTCAGCCAGCCGTTGGTGATGCCGGAGGCGTAGAACTGGGCCCGCGCCATGGTGTCGCCGCGGATCAGCTCGCGGACGTCGAAGCGCACCCGAAGCCCGCTGCGCACGCCCAGCACGTCGCGCCGCAGCACCTGGGCGAAGCGCACCAGCCACGGCATCAGCGTGTAGTTGACGTGGCCCTGGAAGAAGCTCTCGGCCGAGGCGAAGGTGGCCGTCTTGTCCGTGTAGCCCACCATGTGGGGGAAGACCCGGAAGTGGCGGCAGATCTCCTCGACCTGGTAGCGGCGGGTCTCCAGGTGCTGGGCGTCGACGCCCGTCATGGCGAACGGGGTGAAGGTGGCGCCCTTGTCGAGCACCATCATCTTGAAGGCCTGGTCGCGGCTGTAGCCGGCCGAGGCCTCCTTGAGGCGCTCGCGGGCTTCCTCGCCGAGGCTGCCGTCGATCGACAGCAGGCCGCCCGGGCGCGCGCCGTTGGCGAACAGCCGCTCTTGCGCCTCCTCGGTGGCGATGGAGAGGCCGATCGACTCGCGGGCCAGGCGCACGGCGTCCATGCCGAGCACGCCGTCCCAGGAGAGGCCGCGCAGGTGGACGACCTGGCTGGGCAGGAACTCGCCCACCAGGCCGTAGGGGTCCTGCACGCGGTAGACGAGGCCGTAGTTCCTGAGGCGCTCGACCTGGACGAGGTTCCAGGGGACCGGCAGCAGCTCGCGGACCTGGCCCTGGTAGACGTTCTTGACCGCCAGCGCGTTGTTGCACAGCGCCGCGTGGGCCATCATCGTTTCGAACAGCTCGAACGAGGTCATCCAGTCGTTGGGCGCCTGGCAGAGCAGGTCGACCAGCTGGCCTTCGAGAACCTGGGTCTCCGAATTGCTGGCCGCATCGAACCGGGTGATGTGGCGCGGCAGCTGGGCCACGCCCTCGGCCAGCACCCGCGTGCAGCCGAGGACCGTCGAGACCTTCAGCGCCGTGTCGATGTTGACCGACGTGCCGGCCTTCGACGTGGCCTGGCCCATCAGGGCCGCCCAGGTCAGCGCCGAGAAGTCGGTCACCTTGGTGTTCATGCCGGCGAGGTTCGCCGCCATGGTGTCGAAGAGGCCGCTCACCCGGGCTTGCCCCCGGTGGGCGTCTTGGGCGGCGCCGGGCGCGGCCGGGTGAGCACGGTGAAGGCCACCAGCTCCAGGCCGAGGACGATCCAGCCGAGCGGCGGCCACGCCAGGTGAAACCCGAAGGCGATGGCGCCGGCGCCGGCGACGCCGGCGAGGTCGCGGCCGGCGTCGCGGCCGTGCGCCGCGAGCCAGGGCTGCGCCCGCCGGCGCGCACGCTGCAGGGCCGCGCCTAGCTTCATGCGCGCCCTCCGCGTCAGATCATCAGGACCGCGCTGGTCTCGAGGTAGGAGTTGCCGGCGGCGGTCGGGTTGCGGCTCATCAGGTGGTGGGCGCACAAGATCGCGATCAGCACGTCGATCTTGGCCGTGCCGCAGGCCTGCTTGGTGATCAGCACGGCGTTGCCGCGCTGCTCGACCTTGGCGTTGCCGACGTTCCAGTTCAGCAGCGGCGAGCCGCTGTGGTCTGCGCCGCCCTTCTTCAGCCGACGCTCCAGACCCTTGATGTCGCCGTGCAGGCGGTAGCCCTGGGCGACCGGGACCATCTGCTCTTCGGTCAGGCCGCGGCGGTCGAGCTCGTCGACGATGTCGGCGACGCCATGCGGGTCGAGGCCGACGGCGGCAGCCGCGGGCAGCAGGCCCGCATCGCGCACCCTGACGATGATGTCGGCCAGCTCGACGACGTCGTCGCCGGCGACGCGCGGAGGCTCGCCCTCCCCGTCCGCGTCCTCGCTCGGATCCTCGCCCTCGTCTTCGTCGTCGTCGTCGAGCGGCGGTCCGCCGTTGTGGCCGATGATGACGAGGTCGCCGTCCTTGTCGAAATCCTTCAGGCGCTCGGCGATGTCCTTGCGCCGCTCGAGCACGTCGTCGTGGGCCCAGGCCTTGCCCCAGATCAGCCACTTGCCGGTGCCGCGCTCGCGGCCGATCAAAGCGAGGCCGAGCAGGTCGTCGAGGCCGCCGCCGTCGATGCCGGCGACGATCACCTCGGAGCGGGCGATCAGCTCGTCGAGGGTCAGCGACTTGTCGGCGCGGGCCAGCCAGTAGGCTGCGCCGCGCCAGCCGCCGGCGTGCATCGCCAGGCCGATCTGAATGTTGAGGTGCTGGGAGGCCCAGCGCCGCAGCTCCTCCTCGCCCTTCTCGCGGGCGCCTTCGAAGTCCTCGATCAGGCGGTCGATGGTGACCGAGCGGCCGAGGTTGGGGGTGACCATCGGCCAGAGGGCCGGGTCCATCCACTGCTTGTCGTCGGAGGTCTGGACGGCCTCCGGGAACTCGTAGAGCACCGGCAGCATGCGCACGCGCGGGCCGGTGATGCGGCCGTCGCGCACGCCGCGGGCGTATTCCAGCTCGGTCTTGAAGAGGCCGACCGGCTCCGAATCCGACTGGGTCGTGATGATGACCAGCAGCGATTCCGGGTTGGCGAGGAAGCCGCCGCGGATCTGGCCGAACACGTTGGCGGCGCCCTTCAGCAGCGCCAGCACATGCAGCTCGTCGACGATCGCCACCACGGGCTTGGCGCCGGTGAGGATCTTCGCGTCGAAGGTTTTGATCTTGAGCCGCGCCCTCGTCTTGAGGTCGAGGATGGTTTTCGTGTGTTCCTGGGGCAGGAACCGCCGCTGCAGGAACCGGCCCTGCGGATCGTGCTCGGCGTCGGCGTCGATCATGCCGACGGCCTGCTGGAAGCCGGTCTCGGCGATCGCCTGGGTGGGGCCGAGGATGAGCATCTCGGCGCGCGGCCGGACGTTCATCAGCATCGCCGTCAGGCCGATGGCCGCGGCGCCCGTGGTCTTGGAGTTCTTCTTCGGGACGAGGCAGAACACCTCGCCGACGCGGCGGCGCCCCGTGGCCGGGTCGATGGAGCCGAAGATCGCGCGGACGATGTCGCGCTGCCAGTCGCCGGCGGCCTCGGCCATGGTCGGCTGGCCGGGGACGTCGGGGATCCGCAGGCGGTTGAAGATGCCGACCGCGCGGGCGGCCTCGGCTTCGTCGAGCGGCAGCCTGGGGACGAGGGAGCGGCCCTCGCGCAGGCGTTGTTCCCAGTCCGGGCAGGCGAACGACCAGTCGGTCAGTGCACCAGGCCGTCCCATCCGGTGCCCTCGTGCGCGGTCTGGGCTGCGGCGTCGCGCGCGGCCTTCTTGCCGAGCTTGTCGGCGGCCTTGCGCGCGGCCGGCGCGGCGGCCGGCTCGTCATCCTCGGCGGCCAGCTGCTCCAGGCGGCGCATCGCGCCGATCGAGCCGTCGCGCGCCTTGGCCAGCAGCATCACCGCCAGCTCGCCCTTGAGCAGCGACCTCGCGTCGGCCAGCTCCGGCCCGTAGTGCTTCCTCAGCGTCGGCGCCGACAGCCCGACGGCCGCCGAGATCTGCGCCAGCGACCGCTTCGCCACCGTCAACGCCATCACCTGGTCGGCGATGGCCTGGTCACGCTCGTGCCCCGGCCTTCCCTGCCCCTTCCGCCAGGCCGCGGCCGACCCCGAAATTTTCTTCGAACCAGAAAAAAATCCTTGAATGTCTTGGTCCCCGGTCGCGGGCGGCGACCCCCCCGAGGATTTACCCCCCCTACCCCGTGAGGCCGCGGCGCTCTTGGCGCTGCTTCTCGCCGTCATGGTGTGGCTTCCAGAGGCACTGCAGGTTGTCGGGGTCCCAGAACAGGATGGGGTCGCCGCGATGCGGCTTGATGTGGTCGGCGACGAGGAGGGAGGTGTCGGGCTCGAAGGTGTTGCAGCCGCAGCGGCAGGTGTAGCCGTCGCGCTCCAGGACCCAGAGCCGCAGATCCTTCCAGCTCTTGGTCCAGAACCAGCGGCGCCAGGGCTCGAGCACCAGCGAGTGGCCCTCTGAATCGGAGGGCGACGTCAGCCGCGGGGGGAGTGCCTTCAGCCGCGGAGGCAGCGCCTTCAGACGCGCCACACGGCCTCGCCTGCAACGCCGTCGCGCTGCTCCTGGCTAAGCAGGAACCGGCGGAGATCGTCGGCGCGCTCGAACGGCTCGGCGAGCAGCTCCAGGCTTTGGACGGCAGCCGTGGCGGCCGAACTGAACGGGGTGCTGAAGAGCCACCGCACGTCGCCTTGCGGGTGTCTCACGACGCAGCCCTGCAGCTGATCCGCATCGCGCTCGCGCAGGTACGTGGCGACCCAGACGAAGCGGAGCCACGATCCGCACACCTTGGCGGCGATGTCGCTCCCCGCGCTGAGCACCAGCAAGGACGGCGGCCGCAGCGCCCGCGGCAGGTCGATGGCGGCGAGACGCTCGTTGGGGAAGACGTAGGCGTCGCGGTAGCGCTGCATCACTTGGCCGGGATGTACTCGAGCGATGGCGCGCCGAGCTCGATCGAGATCACGTCGTCGAACATGGCCGCGTGCTCGGGCTTCAGCTTCAGCAGCTCGGTGATCGAGGCGCTGGCCTTCCAGGCGATCAGGCGGTCGGCGAGCAGCTGGCCGACGTCGCCGGCCGCCTCGACCAGCTTGGCGATCGCCGGCTCGATCTTGGCCTGGTCGACCTTGGCCGAGCGCTTGACCTCGACCTTCAGCGCCGACTTGTCCTCGTACGTCATCGACGACGTGCCGGCGGTGTCGACCTGCTGCGCGCCGAACTCGGCGATGATCAGCGCGAAGCGCAAGGCGAGCTCGCGCTCCTTCAGCTTCTTCAGCTCGGCCGCGGCCGCCGTCCATTCCTGGATGGCGAGGCGGCGCGCCAGGTCGCGCTTGGTGGGCATCAGCAGCCTGCGAAGGTGTTGTCGTTGGCAGGGCGGCGCGCGGCGAAGTCGCCCATCACGCGGCTCACCGACGCCGGCGTGGCGAACGTCACCGTCACCGGCCGGCGCCGCAGCCGCGCGTCAGCGCCGGCCGGCGTCGCGTGGTAGACCGGCGACGGCTGCACTTCGCCCAGTTCGCCGACCTTGCCGCCCAGGCGGCGCAGGTCGCTGACCAGCTGGCTCTTCTCGGTGTGGAACGCCTCGGGGTCGAGCCGGCGCGGGCATAGCCTTTCGACGCGGGCGGCCAGCGCCTGCAGTTGCGCCTGCGCCTGGCGCGCGGTGAGCGGTGAAGCGGTCAAAGGCCCGACTTTCTGGCGGCGCTCATGGCGAAGCGGTCCGCCTCCTCGATGTAAATCCCGGTCGTCTCGGGTCGGGCGTGGCGCGCGTGGCGCTGCAGCTCGCCCATCGCGGCGCCGCCGCGATGCATGCTGGTGATGCCGCCTCGCCTGAGCGAGTGGCCGGAGAAGGCGGACGGGTCGAGCCCAATGCTGCCCACCGCGGCTTTCACGATATTGGCTATGGCGCGGCCGCTGAGCTGATTGTCATGAACCCGTCCGTGTCGGTCGATCTGACGGAAGATCGGGCCCGACAAGATGTCGGCCGCCGCGATCCAGGCGCGCAGCGCCTCGACCGGACAGCACTGTGTGCCGAAGGGCACGGCGATGACGGCGCCGCGGCCTTCCTGGTCGCCCTTGGACTGGGCGACATGGATCTCCATGCCCTCGCTGACGAACTCGACGCGGATCCGCGCCCACTCATCCAGCGACAGCGCGGCCAGCTCGGAGCGGCGCATCACCGAGGCGAAGCCCACCAGCAGGACCGCTCGATCGCGCGAGCCCACCAGGCTGTCCGGCAACCGCTTCAGCGCCCGCTTCAGGTCGTTGCCGACGAAGCCGCGCTTGCGGCGCGGCGGGCGGCCGTGCCGCCGTCGGATGCCCTTCATCAGGGCCTTCACCTTCGGGTGCCGGCCCGGCTCGGGCAGCGGCTCCGGCTTGGCGCCGCGGCAGACGAAGTTCAGGGCCGACAGGTGGAGCGACAGCGTCGACGCCGCGAGCTGGGGCGCGCGGGCGGTAAGGTAGGCTACGACGATGTCCGCCTCCGCCGGGGAGGCGCGGACGCCGACGCTGTCACACCAGCTCTGGAAGCTCGCGAAGGCTCCCTTGAAAGCGCGCCAGGTGTTCGGAGATACGCCCGCCTGGGCGTACTCGCTCGCGGCTTCCTTGAGCTGGTCCAGGAGGGCGACGTCGCGGCCATCGGCCACGACGAGCGCCGTGTTGGTCATTGGCGAACGCCGTTCGCGTCAGCGCCTTGCAAACCGGGTGACGCGCTCGGTCGTGATGGCCGAGACGTCGTCCAGCCGCAGGTAGTGCGGGAAGCCGACCGAGTGCTCGGCGTTCAGGGAGTGCAGGTCGTTGCCGTGGAAGGTGCACTTCATCACACGACAGAGGAACCGCAACCGTTCGCCGCTCCTCAGGTGCACAGTGACGCGGTGCTTGAACAGCCAATCCCAGAGGTCGAAGCGCATCGGTCCCTCACGAGGCTATCGACGGCTCGGCGGCTACAGACGATCTGAATGGGTATTGGCCGAAGCCGCAGGGCTCCTGATCCCGCCGAAGTCCCGAGCCCTTTTTCTGCGCCCGGAGGCGCGCCGCCGAATGAGTGCGGCGCCAATCCCACCAATGCAGGCCACGGGCTTTGCCGGCGTGACGGCCCGTGGCACGATTGGCCCGAGGCCGGCGACGGTCCATCAGGAGAAAGTCCGATGGTTGTTGAAGGCGCCGAGTGCGTCGCGTCGGCCAGGCGATTGATCGCGGCTGGCTTTCACCCGGTCTCGTTTGAGAGCGCGGGCGCGTCGAACTTCCCGCGGACGATCAAAGTGGTTTGGGAGCACCAAACGATCCGTCAGAAGGGATGGAAGACGGGCGGCAAACCCTGCGCTTCGGGCAGGATCAAGAACCCCAGTTTGACGAGGTGTGGGCGCTGCTGACAGCGGCCATGTGAAGTGTGCGGCGGCCGCTTCAGCCGCCGCTTCGCCCGGCCAAGCCGGGGCAGATGGGCAGGCCTGCAGGCCGCCCTCTCAGAATTCGTCGTCGTCGTTGAAGATCGTCTCGAGGTCGAAGACCGGACGTCGGCCGCGGGCTGGGAACAGCTGATCCTCGCGCTTCGTCAGGCAGTAGATGCCGGCGTGCTTCAGGCTCACAACGCCGATGAACACGTGGCAGAAGAAGAAGCCCCAGCCGAGCCGGCCGAAGGAGCGCACCTGGTGCTGCTCGCCGGGCTTGGCCCAGTCGCGCCACCAGTTGCTCGTGAGCCATTCGCTGAACGGTGTGCCCCAGAAGAAGCGCCGCTCGCGGATCATGGGCTGTCCTGTGTTAGAACGGCGTCGGCAAGGGAGGTCCCAAGTGACGACGCGAAGAGAGTTGTTCGGGCTGCTGGCCGGCGCGGCCGTCGCGCCGTTGATCGACCCGCGGCCCGCGTTCGCGAGCGGCGGCATCATGGCGGAACGCTTGCCGCTGGTGGGCGAGGTTCCTTGCGAGAGCTTCCCGCCCGCCGGCGTGTGGATCATCGAGACGCCGGCGGCAGGGCCCAGCGAATTTATGCTTGTCTGCCGGCACGTCGCGAAGCGCCTCGCCGAGCGCGACCACTACGCGAGGGCCGCGTGAGGATCTGTACCGCCTACGAGGTCCAAGAGCTTCAGTCGGCGAGCCGCGTCATCTCCTACTGGCGCGAGGACACCGGTCGGAGCAGTGAGCAAAACACGCGACTTCCCAGTCGGCGAGGACGTTGCGCTTGCGGCTCTCCTTGAAGCGCTGAAAGCGACCATCCGGGCTGCGGCCCGCTCTAGGAATTGACGCCCGGGGGGCCGGCTGCAAGGGCGCCTGCCAGCTGTCCCGCTACCGGCCACTCACCCCTTTCGGGCGGGCGTCATTCCTGGCTTCCGACAATAGGCACTATCGGAAGTCAGAGCAGCTCGTCTGGACGACGCCCGAGGATCAACAAACCCGGCAGCACCGATTGCTTGCAAAGCGCCGGCGGCATCAGCAGCGCGCGCCTTATGTCGGCCTTCATTGCGTCCAACACGGCATCGAACAACGGCCGCGTCACGCCGTAGTCGACCTGCTGCGTCAATGTCTCGACCTGGAGATCTGCACGGGCGCCGAGCCGTTGCCGCCGCTCCAGCATCAGCTGGTGCTCGTCCGCCCCCTCGCGCGCCAGGCGCCGGGCATCGAAGCCGATGACGACATCGCCGCTGTCGCTCATGGCCAGCCCAAATACACGAACCCCCGGGGGTCGGAGCTCCCGGGGGTTCGCGAATTGCATCTTGGGGTCCCAGGCGCAGAACGCCCGAGTGACGACAGACCTAGACCTCCGTGCGCACGGCCGTCAAGTCCCATGCGCACTCAGCCGGCCGCGCCGGCCTCCGAGCCGTTGTCGTTCATCGACCCGAACGGGCGGTAGTTGTCGTTGGCCACCTTGCGCAGGTGGGCGTCCATCGCGTCGACGTCGTCATAGCCGAGGCGCAGGTTCTCCAGCGTGTGGGCCATTACCTCGCCCTGGCGGTGGCGCTCGGCGACGCCGGTCCTGGCGTAGATCACGTCGCGCCACGGCGGGTGCTCGCCCTTCAGCATCGGGTCGGTGAAGCCGTCGAGCACGCGGCGGTCGCGGCCGCCGATGCGGCCCCGCACCCGCTCCACCCGCCGGCTGGCGTCGACCATCACCTGCGTCACGCCGTCGTGGGCCAGAGCGCCGCCGGCGTCGGCCGCCGGCTCCAGGCGCCAGCCGTCGCTCTCCTTGGCGCCGGCCGCCAGCATCACGTCGCGCACGTAGCGCTGCGAGGCGATGAACTGGTCCTTGGAGACGCCGCCGGCGCGCCAGCAGAGGGTGAAGCCGTCGGCGCGCTCGGCCATGATCACCTTGTCGCGGGGCCCGTCGCGCCCGAGGCGCAGCGTCAGCGACTCGTCTCCGTGCAGCTGCCGCCGCAGCAGTGGCTCGCCGGCTATGCCCCATGTCCCCGGGTCGGCGCGCCGTTGCCGCTCGATCGCCCGGCGCTCGCCCGCGCGGGCCATGATCACCTGCGGATCCGCCGGCGCGCGTCGCTTGCCCGTCTTCGCCAAAAGACAGCCTCCCCCAACGGTGCTTACCGTTAACTCTTATCCACAGCTTGTCCACTGGCGCGACGCGGCGCAGCGCCGCAATCAGGTCAGCTCCATCTCGGGGGCTTCGAGGTCAGGCGGCCGGTCGCGCATCTGGCCATCCTTGAACATGAACAGCGGCTGCTCACCCGCCGGCCCGATCACGATCAGTGCGCCCAGCGCCGAGGTCCGCGTCAGGCCCTCGATGAGCACGCGCCAGTCGTTCGGCCGCGCCGGGTCGTAGAAGCCGATCAGCCGCTCCAGCTCGTCGCCCTCGTGGGTGTGGAAGACGATGCCGACCCGGTCGGGCCGCGCCCGCTTCGGGAACGCGCCCTGCGCCCACAGGCAGACGAACTCGCGGCAGGTCCGCGGCCGGCTGGCGTAGACGCGGCAGCCCCGCGAACAGACGTGCGCGCACTTCACCGCCGGCGGCTTTGGCGGCGACAAGTCCTCGACGCCTAGCAGTGTGCAGCACAGCGTGCAGTCGCCGCAGCGGCGCGCGGCCTTCACCGGCGCGGATCCCGCATAGTCGCCGGCGGCTGTGCTGCAGGATCGCAGCCCTGCTCGGCCTCGCGGGCTTGCAGCCACAGCGCGCGGCGCTCGCGGCGGGCGAAGGCGGCGAAGGCGGCCAGCTGGTCGCGCAGCTCGGCGTCGCCGTCGATCCTGGCCTCGAACGCCCGGTCTTCGGCCTCGCTGGCCCAGCTGCGCATGACGTCGGCCTCTTCGTGGAGCATCTCGGCCACCGTCTTCGGCCGCCAGCCTTCCAACGCGCGCAACAGCGCCAGCCGCGGCGCGACCAGCTCGTCGCAGGCTTTGAGCATCTCGCCCAGCTCGGGGAACCAGTTGCCCTTCCCGCGCCGCTGGATGAAGCGCTGCGCCATCGCGCTCACCACGTCGATCGGGAAGGCCGTCAGGGCGCCGACATAGACGCGCAGCGTCACCTGGACGGTCTCGATCGACTCCGTGCGCCGCGCGCTCACCGCCTGCACCGCGGCCACCTCGCGGCCGACCGCGCCCGGATCGGCCGGCGCCAGATGGCTGCGGATCGCCGCGGCCGCCGCCGCGGCCGCCTCGGCCGACGGCGCGTCGACGTGGGCGACGATGCGCCCGGCGCAGTCGCCATCCAGCGAGACCCGGGTCTCACCGCTGAGCCTCACGGAAATCCCGAGCGAGGACGTCAACCATCGATCCAGGCTCCGATCCACCAGCGCCGGCGTCTGCGGCCCGGCGCTTACGACCAGGTCTTTCAAGGGGAAGCTCCTGTTGCTCAGCGGCGCGCACGCCGGCGAGCCGGCTGTTGCGGGCCGTCAGGATCGGCTCGACGAAGTAGCGGAGGGTGCGGATGGAGCCGGGGTTGAGGTGAGGCAGCCGGGCGCGGATCGCCGGCAGGATGTCCAGGTCCACCTCGCAAGGCGGCCCGTCGCCGCCGTCGGCCAGCCCGAGGATCACCGAGACGTCGCTGAGGCCCGGCGCGGCGCGGTCCCCCAGCGTGGCGAGCAGCAGGGTCAGCAGGCCCTCGGCGCTATGCTGCGCAGGCACGCGCAAATTCGAGCCGTCGCCCGGTGTGGTGTAGTAATCTTCTTCTTCTCTAGTCTCGTCTCCGTGACCAACCGTGACAGGCTCTAGCGGCAGTTGAATCGCCGCGTCCGCCCGCGCCTCGGCCCGCTGCCGCGCCGCCCGCTCCTCCTGCAGCTCCTCCAGCAGCCGCTGGCGCTCCTTGCGGGCATCGGCCGTCGGGTCCTTGGCCTGCCACTTGTCCCAGCCGAGGATACGCACGCCGTCGTGCACGCGGCCGTGCATGGCGTCGAAGATCCGCGTCACGGCGCCCGGCGGCCAGTGCGCGTAGTGGGCCTGCCATTCGTCGGCCCGGAAGCCGCGCAGGTCGCCGCGGTCGTCGACGACCGAGGCCGCCGTCAGCATGGCCATCGCCAAGGTGATCACCCGCTCCTCCGGCTCGCAGGCGCGCACGGCCACCCAGCGCCACACCGGGTCGGTGATGAAGCCCTCCGAAACCTTCAGCCAGCCGAAGCTCATGCGAAGACGCGCTCCCGTTCCAGCAGCGCCGCGTGGGTGGCCCTGACGTGGTCGACCAGTTCCAGCAGCCCGATCTCGATCGCCCGGGCCTTGCGCGGCGTCATGTCGTTGGAGAGCAGCGCCAGGCGCACCAGGCGCTGCAGGCCGGCGGCGGCTTCGACGGTTCCGCAGGCCTCGGCCGTGAGGTCGTCGGGCCGGCTCGCCAGCGGGCAGTCCTCCATCAGCGCCCGGCTGATGATCGGCTTGCCGCATGCAAGTTCGAGTTGATTGACCACGTCGACCGGCAGCGAGGCGCCGGAGGTGTGGTCCTGGCATTCGGCCAGGCGGGTCTTCTTCAAACGGCAGGCGCGCGAGCTCCCGTCCAGCCCGCCGTGCTCGGCGTACAGCTGGTGGGTGAGCTGCGCCAAGAGGCGCGGGTTCACCGGAATTCTCCCAGGCTTTTCCGGCGGACAGGCACACCAATCCGTGCACCCTGATCGACATCAGGGCGGTGCGGACGACGTTAAGCGGGGGAGGCTAGACTGACGCGCAAGCACCCATATGTGCTACGAGCAACATCGCGGCACGCGGGACGACACCCGTGGGAGCCTGGGCATGAGCACCTCCTGCCGCCGTCGCACGCGATCGGTCGGAGGCCCGAAGCCGGGCTTAAGATGGAGACGAAGGGTCGGGCCCGCTGGCGCAGGCGCGGCGGAGCGACATCCTGGGCGCAGCGCCGGCGAAGCCTGACTATTCGCTATGCAGCTTTAACGTCGGCCTTCCGGCCACCAGCGGTCCCGGTCGGGGCGGGCGAGCATCGCGCGCCTGGACCGGGACGGCGCGGCCCGGGCAATCCTCGGGCGCCGCGGCAGGGCCGCAGGCCTAGGGGATGTCCAGGCCGGGTTCCTCACGTTGGCCAGCCCCCGCAGCGGGAGCGGCAAGTCGGTGTCAGGGGACGCACAACGCACGGTCCGGCGCCGCGGCTCATCGGCCGGCGCTCTGGGGCGCATGTGTGTCCCCGCCCCGTCAGCCATGGGCGACGGCTCCGGGCGGCTCGGCCCGCATCAGCGAGCGGATCAGCGCCACCAGCGCGACCAGCGCGGCGCCGCCCGTCTCCTCCATGACGCGCTTGAACCAGCGCACGTCGTCGGCCGACAGTGGCTCGGCGCTGGAGATCACCAGGTCGGTGCGCTCGCCGGCGCCCGGCTGCTCGGCCGCCACCTGGTCGGCGATCCGCGCCAGGCCGTGGCCGATGCGCCGGGCTTCGGCCGGCGTGATGGCGATGTTGGCGCTGAGGTTGATGCGCGCCGTCGCGGCGATGCGCAGGCTGAGCGTCATCGCCCCGTCGGCGGGGTCGATCGCCATGGTCAGCGCCATCGCCTCAGGCGGCGAGGCCCGTCCCAGCCCGACCAGCAGCTCTGCCCAGGGCGCGCCGTCGATCATGGCGCACGCCGATCGTGGAGGGTGGGGAACGCGCGTCGGCGGAGTCCGAGTCCTAGCGGCTCAACTTGGCCGCGGCTGAGGTTCATGGCGGCGCACTCCCGCTCACGCCCCTACCCAAAATCGGGGGGGGGGGGTGACGTGGAAAGCCTAAGCCCCGCAGCCACGCGCGCTTGGCGCAGACCGAGCGGATCCGTCTCGAACCCGCAAAGGGGGCAGTAGCCGTGGCGCAGATCCTCGGGATGCCAGCTCGACCGGCCGCAGGTGGGGCAGACGTAGGGCAGCCCGCCGGCGACGCTCATGGCGCGGCCTGGTCGCGGGAAATCTGGCCGATCAGCGCGGCGGCCTTCGGGCAGGTCTCCGCGGCCGGAACCTGGCCTCCTGACCACGCCTGGATACGCAACGCCAGTCTCAGCGGCATCTCGTCCTTGCCGCTCTCCAGTCGGGAGAAATAGCCCTTGGACCGCAGACCAAGCTCGGTCGCGGCCTCCTGCTGCGTAAGTCCCCGCTGTTTTCGGTACGATTCGAGCTTCATCACGACTCGCGATCGTTTGGATTTTCCAAACGGATGTCAACCAAGCCGGGTTAAGGAAACCTCTCCGGACTGTCGCGGGCAGTCAGGCGATCATCCGGTGATGGGCGTCGTCCAAGAAGAGGACTGGTATCTTCGGGCGTGGCTTGCCCACTTTGGCAAGCGCCAGGCCGCGCTGATCAACGAGCTCGGGTGGGACAAAGCAAAGGCCAGCTTCGTTTGGAACGGCCGCCAGCCCTACAAGCGCAGCCTGGTGAACGAGGTCGCCAGGTGGCTGGGCATCCGGCCGTTCGAGCTGCTGATGCACCCGAGGGACGCGCTAGCGCTGCGCCGGCTGCGTGAGACCGCCGTGATGATCGCCGCCGAGGAAGACGGCGTTCCATGGGAAGGTCCCGACGACGAGCCGACCATGCGACGCGCCGGCGGCCGTTAGGCCCGCTATGGGGCTGCTGATCCTCCTCATCGTCTTCGTGGTCCTGGTCTACATGGCCGCACGAATCGCCTTCGGCGGGGCGAAGCCGCCTCCGTCTCGCCCTCCCCTGCCGCCGCCCGTCGACATACACGAAGAGGTACGGGCCGTGGTCCGCCAGCTGGCCGACGGTGTGCAGGAAGATCGCGAGGAGCTTGCGTCGGCCATGCAGGAGTTCCGCGAGGCTGCAACCGCCGCCCAACGGTCAGCCGCAGCCCTCGCAGCCGCGGCAGCTGAACGGTCGTTCGCCCCGGGCAAGCCCCCAAGGCCGAGCCCGCGAACCGAGCTGCGCCAGGTCCTCGAGCACAAGGCCGCACCGCCGAATCAGTCGGAGCGTCTCGGCTACTGGACGACGCCGCCCGTCCCGATCGTCGAAGACGCGACGATCCTTGCCCGCGTCAGGGCGCTGAATGAGCTCGGCCAGCGCGCCGAGATCTGTTTCACCGGCTGGACCGACGAGGAGAAGGAAGAAATGCGTGCCCAGGCCGAGGCGATCGGCCTCACCTTCCGCCACGACGTCGCCCATCACCTGACGTTCATCTGCGTCGGCAAGACGCCCGGCGCGAAGAAGCTGGAGAAAGCCGCCGAGCAGGGCGTCGCCGTGATCAGCGGCGACCAATTCGACCGCGTGGTCTGCGGCAACGAGGCCAAAGACATACCCTTCTGAGGGTATGGCTTGGATTTTCCAAACTTAGCGACTTGACCTCCAGTTTGGAATAATCAAACTTCCGAATCGGTCCCCCGGGCCGGTTCGGCTGGCGATGTCGTCAAGGGCTTCTAGGACGTAAGCCCTGGAGCCGCCTCGGGGGACGCTTCGCAAGGAGGCGTCCTCAATGCCGGTCTCGCCCACAGCGGCAGCCCACCCCACCCCCGCCGCCCGGCTCGACGCCGCCGCGGCCCTTTGGCTGGCCGAGGCGGCCGCCAGGGCGCAGGCGCTCAGCGCCGACGGCGCCAGCCTCTACATCGCGCTGAAGCCCGACCGCTTCGTCGTCCACGGCGTGCGCGGCGAGCGCTCGGCGATGCGCGAGGCGCTGTTCGCCGCCGCCGAGCCGCTCGACTCCAACCTGCTGGTCGCCGCGGTGATCGCCGTCGCCCACCAGCTGGCGGTCGGCCACACGCCGCCGCGGCCGCGCCGCCTCCCCGCCTGGTCGCGCCCCCCGCGCCGGCTGAGGGCCGTGTCTTGAGCCTGCCCGCCGACGTCATCGAGCAGGCCACCGCCGACAAGGACGGCCGCCGCCTCGCCGCACGGCTGTTCGCCCAATTGGGCCTGGCCGACGGCGCCCTGAGCATCCCGCGGCTGGAGGCAGAGCTGGCCGTCGCGATGGCGCTCAGCGCCGGCGCCGACATCGAGGCGGCCCACCACATGGGCGAGCGTCATTGCCGCGTCTGCGGCTGCACCCAGCTCACCGCCTGCCGCGGCCCTGACGGTCCGTGCGCCTGGGTCCCTGGCGAAGACCTCTGCACCGTCTGCGCCGCCTTTCCGGAGCCGGTATGACCCAGGCCCTCACCAGCCAGGCGCTGACGCACGCCGACATGCTGCGCTGGCTGCGCGAGCGTCCCGGCGGCGCGGCCGCCGGCGAGATCGCCGCGGCGCTGCAGCTGGACCGTTCCAACCTGCGCCGCGACTTAGGCCGCCTGCAGGCCGAGAAGCACCTCGACGTCGAGGGCGACGGCATGTCGGCCAAGGTGGCGCTGGCGGCCCGCGGCCGCGCCGCGCTCGACATCCTCGACGGCCGCGAGCGCCGCGTCGGCGACATCGCCGGCATCCCCTGGCGCCAGATCGGCGCCAACCCGCACAACCCGCGCAAGACCTTCGAGGACATCGAGGAGCTTGCCGACCTCATCGAGGCGAAGGGCCTGCTGCAGAACCTCGTGGTCAACCCGGCGACGCCCGAGCAGCTGGCGGCCGAGCCGGCCTACACCCACTACGTCAACGCCGGCGAGCGCCGCCATCGGGCGATCGGCCTGCTGGTGAAGCTCGGCCGCCGGCCGCCCGACTGGCCGGTGCCCTGCAGCGTCAAGACGCTGGACCAGCTGGCCCAGCGCGAGGTCGCGCTGCTGGAGAACCTAAGCCAACGCGCCCTGCCGGCCATGGACGAGGCGCGCGCCTTCGCCGAGCTGCGCGACGACTTCCAGCTCTCCACCGAACAGATCGCCGACCGCGCCGGCTGCACCCTGCGCAACGTGCAGTACCGCCTGCAGCTGCTGCAGCTGTCCCCCGAGGATCAGGCCGCGGTCGCGGCCAAGACCCTGAAGCTCGAGGACGCCCGCGCCAAGCTGGCCACCCCGCGCGAGCCGAAAGCCGCCGCGCCGCCGGCGCTGGAGGGCGAGGTCGGGCTGTTCGACGAGGACGAGGAAGCCGCTGCGCCCTCTGCTCCCCCGGCGGGGGAGCTGTCGGCGCAGCCGACTGAGGGGGCCTACGGCCTCGGGCGCATTCGCAAACTGCTCGATGCCGACCCGCCGCCGGCGCGCGAGATCCGCGCGGCGCCCGAGCCGCCGGCGCCGGTGATCGTGCAAAAGCCGGTGCTGGCGATCGGCCCGGCGTCGCTGCGCTACGAGGGCGCGATCGACGTGCTGCGCGTCATCGCCGAGCACCCGGGCCAGTCGGTCGGCGCCATGTGGTCGGCTTGCGGCCTCCACGGCATGACCCAGAGCGCCATCCGCCGGCGCATCCGCGGCTTCGAGGGCGACGGCCTGGTCACCGCCTACCCGGGCCGCCTGACCGACGCCGGCAAGGCCCAGCTGGCCGCGATCGACGCCGCCATGGCCGCACCGAAGTCGCCATGGCCGGCGCCGTCCGTCACCCGTGAGGCGGCGATCGCCGCGGCCGAGGGGCGCCTGGCCAAGGCCCGCGACGCCCTGCGCGAGGGCGAGCCGCTCATCACCGACATCCGCCGTGTCGCCCACGCCGAGTGCTGGGCGCCCGCGCCGGCGGCCGACTTCCTGGAGCTGGTGCTGGAGGCGCTGCGCGCATGAGCTGGGGCCCCATCATCCTGCTGGTCTTCGTCGTCATCGTCGTGGCGGCCTTCCTCACCGGCCCGGCCGACCGCGGATGAGCGACGCGGCCGCCATCACCGGCGTCGAGCCCACCCGCGCCGAGCACCTGCAGTGGGCCAAGGCCCGGGCGCTGGCCGCCGTCGACGCCGACCCCGCGCCGCGCAGCCTCTACGAGGCGGCCGCGCAGTTCTACGTCGACCTCTCCAGGCGCCCGGAGACCAGCGTCCACATCTTCGTCGGCGCCCGCGGCATGCGGCTGGGCTGGGCCGGCGAAGCGAACGCCGTTCGCCAATGGATCGAGGGCTTCGAGTGAAGAACAAGCTGGCCGACCTCAACAACCACCTCTTCGCCCAGCTGGAGCGGCTATCCGAAGAGGACATGAGCGCCGAGAAGATCGAGACGGAGGCCAAGCGGGCCGACGCCATCGTCGCGCTGTCGGAGCAGATCCTTCGCGGCGCCGACCTCAACCTCAAGGCCGTGCACATCGTCGCCAACCACGGCGACCGCTTCCGGCCAATGCTGCCGTCACTCGGAAAAAGCTCGGGAGACGCGGAATGAGCAGGGGCGCGCCGATCCGCTACAGCGCCGCCGAGATGGCGTGGCTGGAGGTCAACCGCCTGCTGCCGATCGGCGAATACCATCGCGCGTTCTGCGAAGCCTTCCGACGCACCACTGTCGCCGCGGCGAACCTGCACGCGCTGCGAAAGCGCAAGGGCTGGAGGACCGGCCGCACGGGCCAGTTCGCCAAGGGGGCCGTGCCGGTCAACAAAGGCCGGCGGTGCCCCGACGGGACCGGTGGCCGGCACCCGAACGCGGTGCGCACGCACTTCCGGCCCGGGGCGCGAACGGGCCGGGCCGCCAAGCTCTACAAGCCGATCGGCGCCGAGCGCCTGAGCAAGGGCGGCTATCTGGAGCGGAAGATCCACGACGGCCTGCCGCTGCAATCCCGCTGGCGCGCCGTCCACCTGATCCGCTGGGAGGCGGCCAACGGCCCCGTCCCTGACGGCCACTGCCTGAAGTGCCTGGACGGCCAGCGCGCCAACACCGACCCGGCGAACTGGCTGCCGATCCCGCGCGGGCTGCTGCCGCGCCTCAACGGCGGCCCCGCCAAGTCGTTCATGGCCTACGACGAGGCGTCGCCTGAAGTACGGCCTGCGCTCCTCAGCATCGCCAGGCTCGACCATCGCGCCCGCGCCTCGAGGAAGGCCGCGGCCCGCACGACCGAGAGCGCCAGCTGATGGCCACGGAAACCGCCGGCCAAACCGTCTCGCACGCCGACCTGGTCCGCGCCCGCGCCGCCGGCGAGCTGGCCGCGCTCGGCGAGGAGCTGGTCGAGCTGTCGCACCGCGCCGGCGGCCAGGCCGTGCTGGCCGAGCGCGCCGGCCAGCGCGACGAGAAGCTGAAGCAGGAAGCTCGCTCCGCCGCCTTTCTCGAAGCCGGCACCCGCGTCGTCGAGCTGTCGCGGAGGCTGGGCTGATGCCCCGCCGCATCCCCATCGCCGCCGCGCGGGAGTTGGCCAAGCAGCTCGGGCTTCGCCAGGTGATCCTGCTGGCGTGGGATGGCGAGCGCACCCACGTCGTCACCTACGGCAAGACCGTCGAGGACTGCGACCAGGCCGCGCAGGGCGGCGACAAGCTCAAGGCCGCGTTGGGCTGGCCGGAAAGCCTCAACGCCATCCCCTCGCGGGTGAAGGCGCTGCAGGCCAAGGTCGACCGCCTCGAAGCGGCGATCAGCTGGGCGTTGGGCGAGGGCGACAAGGGCCTGGACCGCAAGGCCTCGGGCCTGTTCGTGCACCTGGCGAAGGCGCTGGAGGCGTGAGCGGGCCGACGCGGCCAGCGCTGCGCTACATGGGCGGCAAGTGGCGGCTGGCGCCGAAGATCATCGAGCACTTTGCGCCGCACCGGACCTACGTCGAGCCGTTCGGCGGCGCCGCCTCGGTGCTGCTGCGCAAGGGGCGCGCCTTCCAGGAGATCTACAACGACCTCGACGGCGAGATCGTCAACCTGTTCCGGGTGCTGCGCGATGCGGCGACGGCGGCCGAGCTGGCGCGCCAGGTGGCGCTGACGCCGTGGGCGCGCGAGGAGTTCGAGCTCAGCTATCATCTGCCGGCCGAGAGCCCGGTGGAGATGGCGCGACGCACCATGGCGCGCAGCTTCATGGGCTTCGGCTCGACAGCCGTGGCGCTGCGCCGGCGCACGGGGTTTCGCGCCGGCAGCGGCCGGAATGGCAAGCATCCGGCCCGCGACTGGATGGGCATGCCGGCGGCGATCGGCGCGCTCGCCGAGCGCCTGGCCGGTGTGGTGATCGAGCATCGGCCGGCGCTGCAGGTGATGGCGGCCAGCGACGATCCCGCCACCCTGATCTACGCCGACCCTCCCTACGTGCATGCCACCCGCAGCCCCAAGCGCATCTTCGGGGAGCTCGAGCACGCCTACGCGCACGAGATGACCGACGCCGACCACCAGGCGCTGCTGGCGTGGCTGGACGGCTGCCTGAGCATGGTGGTGCTGTCCGGCTACCGCTCGCCGCTCTACGACGCGGCGCTGCAGGGCTGGCGGCGCATCGACCTGGCGGCGCTGGCCGACGGCGCGCGGCCTCGCATCGAGTGCCTGTGGCTGAACCGCGCCGCCTGCGCCGGCCTGGGCGACCTGTTCCAGCGCGAGGCGGCTCTCCGCTGGGCGCTGGGCGAGGGCGTTGACGTTCCCTCGGAGCGGCTCGATGCGGCTGTCGCTGACTTCGCCGCGCGCGTCCGGCCGCAACCAGAGTGGTGGCGCAACCGCCTGCGCGAGCTGGCGGGGCTCGACCCGTGACCCGCGCCCAGGCCTTCCACTTCGGCGGGGTGATGATCGACCCGATCGCCTTCGCCAGCCAGGGAAACGCGATCCTCGGCATCCGCGACAGCGGCAAGACCTACACGGCGATGGAGTTGGCCGAGAACCTCTATGAGGCGAGCATCCCGTTCACCGCCTTCGACCCGATCGGCATCTGGCGCTTCCTGCGCGCGCCGGGGCCCGGCAAGGGCGGCCGCGGCTATCCGGTCGTCGTCGCCGGCGGCGCCGAGGGCGACCTGCCGCTGACGCCGGAGTCGGCCCCGGCGATCGTCGAGGCGGCGATGCGGTCGGGCGTCAGCCTGGTGATCGACCTGTTCGACATCAACCTCTCCAAGACCCAGTGGCGGGCCATCGTGCGCGACTCGGTGAAGGCGCTGCTGCACGGCAACCGCGACCACGGCCTGCGCCACGTCTTCCTGGAGGAGGCCGCCGAGTTCATCCCCCAGAAGCCGACCGACTGGCTGGTCTACGCCGAGCTGGAGAAGCTGGCGCGGATGGGCGGCAACTGCGGCCTCGGCTTCACCCTGATCAACCAGCGCTCGCAGGAGGTGGCCAAGGCGATCCTGGAGCTTTGCGACAACGTCTTCCTGCACCGCCAGCGCGGCAAGAACGCCCTGGAGAACCTCGACAAGTGGCTGCTGGCCGCCGGCGAGGCCGAGCGCAAGGCGATCATGGCCTCGCTGCCGGACATGCCGCAGGGCGATTGCTGGGCCTGGCTGGGCGGCGACGATCCCAAGCCGCCGCAGCTGATCCACGTGCCGCCGAAGCGCTCGCTGCATCCGGACCGGCGCCAGCTGCACGGCGCCAACGCCGTGCGCCCCACCCTGCCCGCGGCCGAGGTCGCCGACATCAGCCGCTTCGTCGCGCGGATGAAGCTGGAGCTGCACGCGGCCGAGACGGCCGCGGCCGAGGCGGTGCGCACTCAGCTCGCAAAGCCGCCGGCGCCGATTTCGGCCGAGCAAAAGGCCGAGCTGGGCTGGTTCACCCAATCCGACATCGAGGCGGCCGAGCGGCGCGGCTACGAGCTCGGCCAGGCCGAGGCGGCCGCCAAGTTCGCCGAGGGCCTTCGCACCCTCGCAAGCGGCGCGGAGCTGCTCAAGGCGGCCACGGCCGACCTGCGGGCCGACATCGAGGAATTGGCGTCGCAGCCGACGCGCCCGGCTGTCGCGCCATACCGCTCGCCGCGCGTAGCCCGTGAGGCCGAAGGGCTCCCGGCGCTGGACGTGGTGCTCGCGCCCGCACCGGCGTCGGATGAGGCGGACCGGCCGCGGGCGAGCCGCGCGGCGCTGACGCCGACGCAGCTGACCCTGCTGAAGTCGCTCCGCTGGTGGCGAGCGATGGGCCACCCGGCCGTCAGCCGCCGGCAGCTCGCGGCGATCGCGGGGCTGAAGAACGGCTCAAGCCACCTGCGCGGCCGCCTGGCCGAGCTGTCGGCCGCCGGCCTGGTCGAATACCCGTCGCCCGGCGACGTCGCCTTGACGCCGGCGGGCGCGGACGCAGCGCCGGCGCCGGACATGCAGCACACCCTTGTAGACTCGATCCGCGCCATCCTGACGCCGACGCAGCTGCAGCTGTTCGAGGTCCTGCGCGGGCGGCGGGAGGGCATCAGCCGCGATGATCTGGCAGACGCCGCAGCTCTGACGCCCGGCTCCTCACATCTTCGCGCGCGCCTGGCCGAGCTGTCGGCGCACGAGCTGGTCGAGTACCCGAAGCCGGGCTTTGTCCGGCTGCAGGATTGGGTGGTCGAGCCACAGGGCGGTCGCGCATGAGCGCCTTCGACATCATCCAGCTTGCCTTCGCGCTGGCCGAGCTACGAGCGTGCGCCGAGTACCAGACTTGCGGCGGCTGCGGCTGGGAGGCCGACATGGCGCCGACCTGCCGGCGCTGCGCCCACTGGAGCCAGTGGCTCGGCAGCACCGGCGACTGCCTGGTCTATGCCGACAAGCGCCGCGCCGCGCTGCTTGCCGCCGACGCGGACCCGGCCGCGTGGCCCGTGGTTCCGGCGAGGATGACCGCCAGCGACGACACCTGCGACGACTGGGAGAGCGCCGCGTGAAGCCGCGCCCGCCCGAGCCCGCGCCGAAGCCGCCGCCGTCGCCGGCGGTGCTGGAACTGGCGCGGGCGATCGGGCGCCTGGCGGCGGCCGAGCAGGTGCGGCTTGCGTCGAAGGCGCCGGCGCAGCGATGATCCGGGCGCAGCAGCTATCGGGAGGGCTGATGGCCCGCCGCAAGCGGCCTCGGCCGCCGTCCGTCACCCAGATCGAGATCACGGCGCCGGTGCGCGCCTTCGTCGCCCACATGGTCCCGCCCGACGTGCGGATCGTCAGCCTCGGCTTCACCGGCCCCTACGAGCTGACCGTCGGCTACATCAACTCCGCCGGGGAGCACGTGCTCTGCAAGTGGATCGCAGTCGAAGATCGGATCATGGACTGATGCGCTTCATGTGCCCGTACTGCGGCGCTCTCAAGGACCGCCTGCGACTGGCGGGGGCCATCGATCACGATGGCCCGCCGCTGGCCTTCGTGGTTTGCAACAATTGCTTGGGAACCATCGCGTTCGCGCCGAACGGCGATCCCGCGACAGTGCGTATGGCGACCGACGAAGAGCTGGCGGAGATCGTCGCAACCAAACTCGGGAAGCATTCGTTCGAGCACGCGCTGCTTAAAAGGGCCGGCGCCTGATGCGCGCCGCCCTCTACGCCCGCTACTCGGACGACCTGCAGCGGCCGGCGTCGATCGTCGACCAGGTGGCGCTTTGCCGGCGCGTCGCCGAGCAGATCGGCGCCGAAGTGGTGGAGATCTACACCGACGCGGCGATCAGCGGCTTCGCGTCGGCCAACCGGCCGGGGCTCCTGGCGCTGCTCGAGGCGGCCCATCGGCGCCAGTTCGACGTGGTCATCGCCGAGGCGATCGACCGGCTGTCGCGCGGCGGCTCGGGCGCCTGGTCGATCTACGAGGACATGCAGACGCTCGGCATCGAGATCGTCACGGCCGAGGAGCAGACCGTCGACGAGATGAAGGTCGGCAGCAAGGCGATGTTCAGCGCCATGTTCCTCAAGGGCCTGGCCGCCAAGACCCGCCGGGGCCTCGCCGGCGTCGCCCGCGAGGGCCGCCACGCCGGCGGCCGCGTCTACGGCTACAAGCGGGTGATCGGCTTCGACGCCGCCGGCGAGCCGATCCGCGGCCGCATCGAGATCGAGGAGGCGGAGGCCGAGGTCGTGCGGCGGATCTTCCGCGAGTACGTCGCCGGCGCGTCGCCGCGGGCGATCGCCGCCCGGCTGAACGCCGAGGGCGTGCCCGGCCCGCGCGGCGGCCCCTGGAACGCCTCGACCATCAACGGCAACGCCGCGCGCGGCAACGGCGTCCTGCACAACCAGCTCTACAGCGGCTGGATCGTCTGGGGCCGGCAGACCTGGGTGAAGGACCGCCGCACCGGCAAGCGGCGCTCGCGCAAGGCCGACCCGGCGAACGCCGTGCGCACCCGCGTGCCGGAGCTGCAGATCGTCGACGACCCGCTGTGGGCAGCCGCGCAGGCCGCCTATGCGCAGGCATCGGCCGGGCCGATGCCCTCCGCGGCCAGGCGCCCGAAGCACCTGCTGTCGGGCCTGGTCCGCTGCGGCGTCTGCGACGGCGCCATGACCATGCAGGGTCCGGACCGGCGCTTCGTCTGCATCACCCGCAAGGAGCGCGGGATCGCCGGCTGCAGCAACGGTCGCACCGCCAAGGCGCCCGACATCGAGGCGCGGATCCTGGTGGTGCTGCGCGAGGAGCTGCTGCACCCGGCGGCGATCGCCGCGGCCGTCGAGGCCTACCGCGCCCACGCTGACGCCGCCCGCCACGCCAGCCAGCGCCGGCGCAGCGAGCTGGAGCGCGAGCTGGGCGAGGCCAAGCGCCGCGCTGCACGCCTGGTCGACCAGCTGGCCGACGGCGCGGTCACCGGCCGGGCGATCGCCGACCGCCTGGCCGAGCTGGAGGCGAGGCGCGCGGAACTGGAGGGCGACCTGGCGCGCCTCGAGGCGGCCGCGGCCGGGCAGCTCAGGGTGCTGCACCCGCGCGCGGCAGAGTTCTATCGGGAGAAGGTGGAGGCGCTGAAGGCCGCGCTCGAGGCGAGCGGGCCGGATGGCCTGGAGCGGGACGAAGCCCGCCAGGCGTTCCGCCAGGTCGTGCGCGCCGTCATGGTCTACCCGCTGGCTGAGCGGGGACAGTACGAGCTGGCGATTGCAGGTGATTTGGCCGACCTCCTCCGGCTCTCGCCGGAGGGGCCTGCTTCGCTTGCGGCTTCCCCCCGGTACTTAGGGGGAAGTTGGGTGCGGGGATAGGATTTGAACCTATGACCTTCAGGTTATGAGCCTGACGAGCTACCGGGCTGCTCCACCCCGCGGCAACCGCAAGGCCGGCTTCGGGGCCGGCAAAGGATACGTGAAGAAGGGTCGGACAGATCCGTAAGTAAACGACATCCTCTTGGCAG